ATGTATTCTACTGGTAGGTCTGTTCCTTTTATTTCTGGTCGTCGCCGTCCTTGCCGCCTTCATAGCCATTGTGTGGTATTAGTCACTTTAAGTGATAGTTATAGCGCATTCGAATGCAGTCCCATTCGAATGGGCGACCACTACAATTGATATTAGATCATTGGTATAAATACATATTAACTGATATGGCGCGCGAAAATGCTATACAATAAGGCATCGAATAAGAATTCAATGTGTTTCATAATACGAAATAAAATCGGGTATAATGATATCCATTCATCGCCGGAGGGAGCGCCGCGATCCATCCTCCGGTTACGGCGCGGGATACTTGGGCGAAAGCCCATAGGGCGGGGCCGGCGATGAACTTTGATTGATTGAATTATGCCTAAAGACCCTGCGGCTATTCCTTTGAAAGCTGTCAAGATCCGCGCCGAATTGCGTCAGATCAGAACTATGGTTGATGGCTCCATAAACGTGATCTTGAACTTGCCAGAGGATTGCAAAGAGCAAGTAAAAGTTTTGCTTGATTGGTTGGGCCTCGAAATTGGAGCCATTATAGCAAAAGAACCATTTAGACGGTAGAAAATTGGACAATATGGCAGCAGTACGTGATGAAAAAGGAAGATTTGCACCTGGGAGTGGTGGGGGTCCGGGTCGCCCAAAACGTGAGCGAGAAATTGAATATTATCGCATCATGGAAACTACTGTCACGGCTGCTGCTTGGCGAGCTATTATCGTTAAGGCAGTTGAACAAGCTAAACGTGGCGATGCTGTGGCAAGGAAATTCATTGCAGATTATTTGATTGGTACCCCTCCTCAGCGCCATGAATTGACAGGCGCAGATGGCGACCCGCTGAAAGTCCAAATTATCGAAGTGGTGAAGAGTGGCGAATGATCTGGTCACGGTCAAGGACGGGAAAGCAAGTATTGACCTCCATAAAGGGCAAGATAAAGCTTGGAAAAGTACGCGCCGATTTATATTTGTTATCTCTGGAACCCAGGGAGGCAAAACTTCTCTGGGCCCTTGGTGGCTCTACCGTGAGATCCAAAGATGCGGGGCTGGCGATTACCTTTGTGTAACCGCCACCTATGATCTTTACAAACTTAAACTACTGCCCGAAATGCAGCGGGTATTCTGCCAGATGCTCCCAGGATGGGAATACCGCGCGAGTGACCGGGTGATCGCTACCCTGGACGGCAAGACCCGGATTGTCCTGCGTTCTGCCGAAGCCGAAGGCGGATTGGAAAGTGCTACGGCGAAAGCGGCCTGGCTGGATGAATGCGGTCAGGATCGTTTCCGCCTCAGTGCATGGGAAGCAATCCAGCGGCGGTTATCGCTCAGCCAGGGTCGGGTGCTCGGGACGACCACTCCATATAACCTGGGCTGGCTGAAGACCGAGATATTTGACAGGTGGCGAGCCGGAGACCCGGATTATGATGTTATTCAGTTCAAGAGCATCATGAACCCATCATTCCCGGTGGCAGAGTATGAACGGGCAAAGGCCACTTTACCGGGCTGGAAATTCCGTATGTATTATGATGGTGAGTTCGCCAGGCCGGCTGGAATGATTTATGAGGATTTTGATGATACAGTTCACAAAGTGGCCCCCTTCCCCATTCCCCAGGAGTGGCCGCGTATGGTTGGTGTGGACTTCGGCGCAATTCACACCGCAATGGTCTGGCTGGCTGAGGACGTGGAACATAAAGTATACTATCTTTATCGGGAATACATGGAGGGCAGCCGGACAACTGCTCAGCACGCCGCAATCGCTAAAGAGCACGCTAAACATGAGCGGGTGGTGCGTTGGATGGGCGGGGCGAAGTCAGAGAGCCAATATCGCTGGGACTGGGCAGCAGCAGGAGTACCTCTGCAGGAGCCGCCCGTACCGGAAGTGGAGACGGGCATTGATCGGGTAACAGAGCTATTGAAATTCAAGCGGTTATTCGTGTTCGATAACTGCCGCGGGATATTAGATGAATTCGGAACTTACAGCCGAGAGTTAGATGAGTATGGGCAACCGACCGAGAAAATCAAAGATAAAGAGACGTTTCATCGCCTGGACGCGCTGCGTTACTGTGTCCTGGGATTAAAGACTGGTGTATTCTTCAGGTAAAACTATGATCCATAAACCATCCGCAATTCAACGAGCGCGCGTCGCCTGGCAAGTATTCCGCTATGGCTTCCCGCGCTCTCCTATGGCACGCCCGGCGAGCAAGCAGGCCCCGTTTATGTGGCCGGCATGGCGCGAGGGAGAGGCACAGTGGCAGATCGTCGATATGCAGTCCTATATTGACGAGGGCTTTAATCTCAATAGCCTGATTTATTCCGCCATTATGTATAAGGTGCGCTCGATTGGTATCCCTAAACTGCGAGCTTATAAAGGCGATCCCGATGAACCGGAGTTGCTACCGCCTGACCATCCATTATCAAAGCTAATCGCCCGCCCTAACCCTTCGCAGTCCTGGCGCGAATTCCAGGGAGTGCAGGATGTGTATCTCAACCTGGCTGGCAATGCCTATACCTACCTCGATCGCCCTCAGCGCGGGGGATTGCCGCGCGCGATGTATCCATTGCGCCCTGACCGGATGTATATCATCCCGGGAAACCGGGCGATCAAAGGTTTCGTTTACGTTCCCGAGGGGCGCGGAGTTGGCGATGGTATCCCATTTCTGCCCGAGAATATAAGCCACGTCAAACTGCCTAACCCTGGAGACCCATTAGAGGGTATGGGCTATGGCCTTTCCCCTATCTCCCCGATGGCACATTCTGCCGATGTGGATAATATGGTCACTAAATTCTTGAAGATATTCTTTGAGAAAGGTGCGGTTATTCCAGGTGTGCTGAAATTCAATGTTTCACTTTCCGATGATATAGTGGCCGAAGTCAAAGAGCGTTGGCAGGAGATGTATAGTAGCTATGAGAACTGGACGGATATCGGCGTATTGGATCAGGGTGGGGAATATCAGCGCATCGGGATGAATTTCGACGAGATGAGCTTTGAGACGCAGGACGAGCGCAATGAAACACGCATTGCGGGGCCATTCGGTGTGCCGCTTCAATTAATTGGTAGTCGGATCGGGATGAAACATTCGGCCTATGCTAATTGGCAAGAGGCGCGGCACGCTTTTTGGGAAGATACGATGATCTATGAAATCGGGCTATTCGAGGATGATTTCCAATATTATCTACAATCCGATGACGGCGGATTCGTGGCTTACGATCTCTCGGACGTGCCCGCCTTGCGGCGGGATACGCCAGCCTTGATAGATGCCGCTTTCAAACTCTTCCAGATGGGCGAAACACGAAATACAGCCTATGAGATGGTTGGCTTGAAAGCCACAGATACAGCAGGTGGAGATACATCGTATTTGCCATTGAGCCTTTTACCGCAAGGCAGCACGAGCGAAGAGACACCATCTTCTAATGTCGGTGCGGCGGAAGCTGAGGAGGATACCCGCCAGGGTGGGGCGAAGATGCTGCCTGAGCCTAATGGAAAGAAGAACGGCAAGCCGCACTCAAAAAAAGCAGTCGGGGAAGCCTAACCCCAGCGCAAAAACAGGCGCATTGGAAAGCCAATGACCGTACGGCGCGCAGTTGGGAACCGCGCTTCCGGGAGGCGGCTAACAAGGCATTCGAGAAGGATAAGCGAGAATTATTGGCGATGCTAACTAAAAGTAAGCAGCTTGCATTGGCGGCGAAGGCTACTGTGGATTGGCAGATGGTCGGGGATGATTGGCAGAAATACCTTGATGAGGCCGGCGAGAATTGGCGCGAGGCCTTTATCCCTGTTATCCGCGGCCTAATCACTGCCCGCGGCGAACAATTGGCGGTACAGTTTGGAATGGAATTCGATATTCAAAATCTTTTTGCCCGCGATTGGTTCAATGATTATATATTGAAATTTGCTCAGGACATCAATCTGACCACGAAGGAGAGTATCGCCACGATGCTGGCCCAGGCACAGGAGGAAGGCTGGGCTATTCCTACGATGCAATCTCATCTCTCGGATACATTCGAGCAATGGATGGGGGGCGATTTGTCGCCGGAAGATTTTGCCTGGTTCGCCGAACGGATGCCGCCGTATCGCACGGAGATGATCGCCAGGACGGAGACGATCCGCAGTTCAAACGCAGGGAGCACTCAGATTTATAAGGACTGGGGGGTGCAGAAACATGAATGGTTAGCAACATTAGATGACCGGGTGCGGCCCGATCACCTTGAGGCGAACGGACAAATCGTGAAAGTCGGGGAGCCGTTCGATGTGGGTGGAGAGATGCTGGAATATCCAGGCGATCCTGTGGGTGATCCGGGAAATACGATCAACTGCCGGTGCACGACTGTGCCTATAGTTGAGGAGGAAGCATGAAATACAATCACCATAACCACTGCTGGCACGTCGTAGGCAAATCACCAACTACCCAAAGTGAGGTATGCTGCTGGTGCGGGATGCGGCGCATCAAGCCGGCAGAGAGCCAGGCTAGCGGGATACATGGGCTGCACGCGCCGAAGCCGGTTGTTGTTGGGCCGGCTGGCCCGACTGAGTTCAAAGGGGAGGGGATAGCGTGAGCACATCTACGGCTACGATAAATTATCGCACCATCGAAACACCAGAATATACCCTGATCAAAACCATGTGGGGCAGCAAGGTTTATCTCCCTGCTATACTTTACCTGGGAAAGCGGCGCATCCTGCATCGCGCATTTACCAGAGCGCGGGACGCGATGGTTTATCGGGAGAGAATAACCAGGAGATTGGATAGGAAATGACCGCTGAAGAGCGCGACCTGTTTATATCCTACCTGACCGAACAACGGCGCGGGCTCCTGGCGCAAGCGGCAGCCTGCGAACGGATGCTCCAGGTACTGAAGCGCGATATCCCTATCCAAAAAGTGCGGTATAATATGCGTGAAGAGGCAGTTACAATGACTGTGCCACCGATTTGGGAGAATGAAGGATCGTAAGGTATGGAAACATCTGTTTATCTTGACGGAAAGAAAATTGAAACAGGTTATGAGATAGAAATTCCGGTACCGGGACGTTTTGCATGGCTCAAGTTATCTGCCATAGATGATAACAGTTATCCATATCAAGAAGCAATTGCAGTTACAGGTAATATTTCATATGATGAATCAAACGATATTCGTTGTTTGAATTTGATTACAATACAATCTGGTACATGATATGGAAGCTTCTATCTATCTTGATGGAAAGAAAATTGAGACCGAATATTCAATACAGGGCATCCAAGTTGAGTTGGGTACCATCGGGCTTTTAAGTCTACCTATTATAGATAATTGTGATAATAACTGGAAAACGTTTTGGGTTATAGGTAGCGTTTCGTATGACGAGATAAATGATATGCCTCGTTTAGATTTAGTTAAATCTGAGGAAATGGAATTGCTTACAAAAGTGACCCAGGAATTGAATATTTTATAAATCAGTAATCATCTAACAGGCCTCCCCCCTCCAGGGTACGCCATAATTTTACAGCCGCCGCATTTTGCGCCCGCTCATCTCGAGCGGGCATTTTTGTTGTGAGGGAAACATGGAACGAAAAACATTTCAAACGGTAGCGATCAAACTTGATGAGGCGCAGGGCATCGTTGAGCATATCATTGCCGTGATGGGTAACCTGGACATGGGTAATGACATCATTCACCCAGGCGCATTCGCCAAGACCATTTCGGAGCGTGGCACCAAGGTTCGGGTGCTGGACGCGCATAATACCGATTCGATTATGCGTGTCCTGGGTAAGCCGCGCAGTATGCGCGAGATCGGGAAACATGAATTGCCCTCCGATCTGCTGATGAAGTATCCAGATGCAAACGGCGCGCTATTGGTGGAGACCCAATACCTGATGAATACGCCCGAGGGCAAGGGCGCATTTGAACGCATCCAATCCGGGGCGGTCGATGAATATTCCATTGGCTATGACCCGCTTGACTTTGATTATTCCGATATAGTTCACGATGGAAAGAAGATCACCGCGCGCAATTTGCGAACGTTGAAGCTCTATGAATACAGCCCAGTTTTATGGGCCATGAATCCGGCTACCGCGACGTTGAGTGCTAAAGAAAAGCCATCAGAAGAGAAGCCCTGGAACATATTCAAAGAAGATGGCAAATGGCGCGTTTATAAAGTCGATGCGGATGGCCAGCCAACCGGGGAGCGATTGGGCGAGCATGATACTGAAGAGGAAGCGCGGGCGCAGATACGCGCGTTATATGCCAATGAGGGGAAAGAGGGCAAGGCGCCGATGAAAACCGAATCTGACGGTGAGCATCCAGCCAGCCATTATTTAGTAATCGAAGACCCGGAAAAAGTCGATACTTGGCATTTGCGCGTATGCGGGATGGATGGCAAACCCGATCATCGTTTGATGGGCGGAGCATGGGCCGCGCTGCACGGCGGCTATCGGGGCAATGTTTATGAAGGCCCAGGTAAGCAGGAGGCGATCCGCAAATTGCGCGCTATATATGAGGCAGAGGATATGCCTATGCCAGATGAAGGTGAGAAAGAAGATAAAGCCGGCCGCGTGCTGGCCGCTCGCAATGCTACTCGCATTGTCAACGCGATGAACCTGCTTCACGAAGCCCTGGCTGATGCTGGGTTAATGGAGCCAATGATGGGCGAAGACGAACACGATGAGGAAATGGCCGCACCTGAAAAGGCCGCGGATAAAAACATGCAGGCGGGGGCCGGGCCGGTTATACCACCCACCCAAGAGGACTTGCTGAAACTGATCGAATTGGAACAATCAGAATTAACCCTTTTGGAGATTTAGACATGGAGACTCTACAAGAAAAACTTGGCCGCGCCAATAAGCTGTTTACTGACGTGCGCGCCATTCTTGAAAACAAAGAAGCTACTGCCGAGGAAAGTGCCAAAGTCGCTCCCATGCTGGAAGAGGCTAAGGTATTGAAGGCCGAGGCATTGCAGCTCAAAGACGTTATGGATCATGCCGCTGAAATTCTCCCGCACCTTGAGAATAAGCAGGGCAAAGACCCAGAAACCCCAGAGCGGAAGAATAAAACCGCGTTCAAAGACTGGGGCGAGTTCCTGGAGGCGGCTTTCGTCGCCAACCACAAAGACGCCCGCATCCGGCGCGAAGATGACCGCTTGCAGTGGTTCGCGGAAGAGAAAGCCGCGGGTCATGAGGTCAAGGATATGGTGGAATCAGTTGGTGCTTCCGGTGGCTTCCTGGTTCCTGCCGAATTCTTGGCACAGCTTCAGGCCGTGCAAGCCGAGAGTGCGTTGGTTCGGCGTAACCGCCCGACCATCATTCGCATGAGGCGGCGTCAGATCGATATCCCGGTGCTCAATCAGACCGGGACAACGGCCGGCGTTCCGCATTGGTTTGGCGGGATGACCTTTGCCTGGGAGGAAGAGGCAACGCAGAAATCACAGTCTGATCCTTCCTTCCGTTCTGTCGAGCTAGTAGCACATAAGCTGATCGGCTATACCGTCGCTTCCGATGAGTTGGTGGCCGATGCTGCGATCTCCCTGGGCGACTTCCTGGCGGGGCCTTTGGGCTTCGCCGGTGGGGTGGCCTGGATGGAAGATTATGCTTTCCTGCGTGGCTCCGGAGCCGGGCAGCCTCTCGGCGTGATCAACGCCGGGGCAACCATCACCGTGGCACGGCAGGCGGTTGCAACGCCAGTTCAGTACGTTGACCTGGTTAATATGCT